GCACCATAAGCAGAGTTCAGTTGGATCTTACGTGCCATCTGAATATTGTTACAGCGAGAGATCTCTTTCTTGAGTTCAGTCGTTGGATTGTTCTCATACTCCTGCTTCGCCTTGAGCATACGCTTCTTATAGATGGTACGTTCCTGATAGATCTTGTCCATCAGTTCAGGCAGGAACCCACGTTTAGTGGTGTCATAGTATGTGCCATTGGCACACAGGGTCTTACCCTTCATGTATGAGATGTCAATCTCTTTGTTCAGGAGTCTATCGACCGTCGCCGTTGGGTGGCGGTGATCAAGCAGGGTCTCAGGCGAGAGATTGTACTGCATGATGAGATGAGGGTATAGGGAGTTGAGGTCAAAAGAGACCACCCAGTCATAAATTCCTGGAGTCGGTTCTTTAACATACGCCCCAGCATACTTGTTATCTTTCCTGCTTTCATGTTTAGGAGGGATTACTAGATTACGTTTAGACAGATAGACATAGATGATGTTGTCCCACATACGAACCTGTGAGTACACATCTTCAAAGTTTACCTTGGCATCGAATGCCATGGTGATAGCAAGTTCGATCAACTTCATCTTGTCATCCAACTGGTCAACCAGGCGAACGTCAATGATGTTGTAGTCTACGAACTTCTTCCAGTTCTTTGTATAGAACTCCTTGAAAGTATCATACTCACTGTGGTCAAGTTTCTTAGCGCCGAGTTCTACTGAACAGATATGATCAAGGCGATAAGATTCTTGGTTGGTGTAAGTAAACTTCCTGTAGAGTTCTAGATAATCGAGACAAGAAATGCCACTGATGTCATAAGCAATCTGCTTACGACCTTTGATATATATCTCACGATATAGAATACTCTTCCACGGCGAGATCAGTTTAGATTCTTTCTCACCGATAACACGTTCAATACGTTTGATGATGTACGGGATATCGAACAGCTGGACGTTCCAACCTGTAATCACATCAGGGAAGTTAGAGATCCAGAAGTGGAGGAATGCCTTCAGCAGACCCACCTCAGTTTTGAACTCCAGATAGTCCACGTCAGGGTCTGTCGCCTCATAGGGGCGAGAACCGAACACAGTGATACGACCAGTGTGAGAGTCCTTCAGGGAGATCAGAAGGATCTCCTGGTCAGCAGTCTCGATGTCAGGGAAACCATTCTCAGCACCAGTCTCGATGTCAATTGTGAAGATACGAATCTGGTTCATATCAAACTTCATCTCATCCCAAGGATACTCCTGGAGGATGTACTGATTGTTGTACCGTGTCTGACCATACACAGGAAAGTCTTCCATCTCCTTGTGGGTTTCAACAAACTGACGTGCATCTTTGATCGTACCCTGGAGAACAGGGCGAACACGTTTGCCATCGAGTGTCTTCCACTCGGAGGGTTTCTCGGTAGGCAAGAACAGTGTAGGGTTGAACTTCACCCTATCACTGAACTGCCGACCATGATCATAACCACGGACTAGGATAGTGTTCCCTGCCTGCTGAACACTGGTGTAAAACTTCATTCGGTGTCTTTGTCTTTCAGGTCATAATAAAGAGACATGAACATGGCGCTAGGTTCAGCAATAACAGTAATGCTTTCTGAACGTACCGTCAGTTCCTTGTCGTCACTGTAAGGAGGAAAGGGTACTACCCCATCGTTGGATACCTCACAAGGGTATTTTAGCATACAATCGGGTTGACCGAACTCAGTGCCAGGAATTTCTTCAATCTCTGCCACGAGCCAGTGCCCATCAAACTTGATGAGTTTGATCATACAACCTCAGGTGTGACAGCAGGTGGTTGTCCAGCGTTCTTGATAGCGTCAGCAACTAGGTTCTGCTGTTGTTGCCAGTTAGGACTGTCGTTAGATCCAGATGCTGGTTGTGGATCAGGAGTGTCAGCACCCTTAACAACATTGACCTTTGCCATGTATGCTGAGGTCAGACCAGGATCAGGATTACCAATAGTTAGAATACCATCGTAGGGGATTCGGAAAGAACTCTCTACAGAATAGGGACACCACTTACTATACTTGACCTGAAGATCTTTCTCAGGATCCTCTTCATTAGGAACAGCAATCAGTGACAGTTCATAGGGGTAGTTCATCAGAAGACAAACGCCCTTTCTCTCATCACCTTCACCTTCAAATACTTCTTGAAGAATGGTAATCAGTTTCTCGCCCGTCTTCAATACTACGATTGACGGATTTAGTGTAGATGTATCTTCGCTCATTGCTTAGTTGCTCCTTGTGATTTTTTAAATTTCTGAAATTCTTCTGGTGAGAGAAGAGGGAATATTGGTTGATTGATTTCGATATAAGTGCTCACTACATGAGGTAATGGACTTCCTATACTGACAATCTTTTCAAACCCAACCCTAAATTCCCTGGTGTCACTGAAAGGACTCCAAGGAAAGTAGTTGATTGAGGTGTCTTCTTCAGATTTCCCAGGAACTAAAGTTAAAGTCATGGGCATCTGAAACAGAAAACAAAAAGGTTCTCCGTCCTTATCTCTCAACTCAGTGAGTTTAGTGATGACTTGTTCTCCCGAAACCAAATGTACAATGTTGATCGATGAACTCATAATAGAATTTGGTTTCCCATATTATAACAAAAAAACACAGGACCGTCTAGCGGTCCTGTGACAATATTTATTCTGTCAGCAATTGCTTGTTTGAGACGTGCTCACCGATAGTGTACACTGTCTTCTTCTGATGGTCTGGAACGATTCTCTCCAGAGAAATACAGAGGAGACCATCGGTAAAGTCTACATCCACAACTCTAACATCGTCACCGAGTTGCCAAGTGCTACAGAAGGATCTTCGTGATACTCCTTTGTGGAGATATTCTGTATCAGGATCCTTTCTTGGAGTTTTGCTGGCAACTTTGAGAATGTTTGATTCAGTAGAAACTTCAATCTCTTCTCCTTTAAATCCTGCAAGAGCGAGCTGAACTTCGTAGTTACTGGAGTCATGCTTGATTAAATTATACGGGGGGTAGTTTTTATTATGAGCAGACATCGAGTCGAGTCGATGGAACATGTCATTCAAACCCACCGCATGGGGTAGGTATAGATCCCAAGTGTTTGTCATTGGTATTCTCCTTGATAAGCGAGATTTTTTTGTATGAACCCCGAAGGCATTCAATACTATTTAACCAAGGCACAAAAAAAGGTAGAGTATAAAACCCTACCTAAAATGTTCGGATTATACGTCAGTCTTTTTACGACCGATATTGTATTTACTTTCTAGTGTCCACTCGTCCTTTTCTTTGAAGGCAAGGACTTTGATCTGATTGAGTGGAGCAACGTCAGTGATTTTTTCGTAGTCCACAACAGAAACCAAACCCCAATCGGAAAGGAGTTGGATAATTCTGTTACGTCTTTGTACATCATTTAGGGAAAGATTTGTACTCTTTCCATCAAGAGCAAATAACTCTTTGAAGTGAACGATATAATACTTACCTTGTTTATGTAAGATATGACAAGACTGATATAACTTCCTTTCTTTTCTGGATGCTACACCAATACGTGTAAGTGTTTCTCTCACTTTGAGGAAATCATCAGGTTGTCCCAAGGTAACTTCTACCATGTCGGTAGGTTGCCAAGTTACTTCAATGTCTGTGCTCATTTCATGCCACCTTTATTCAATGTCTTTCTTATAGAATCAAGTTCCTCTTTAGTAAGAATATTCAAAGCTTCTAATGCTTTATTATGGCTGTAACCATAGTATTGCTTTACAAGTTCCAACTCTTCAAGAGTTTCTTTTCGTAACCAAGGAGTGAAACGTTTCCGTGGCTTCAAACTATTTATAAAAAAGTCATATTGTAATCTCTTGTCTAGATGAGGGTTCTTGTTCATCTCATTAGCATAGAGGATACTATCGGTGAAAGATGACAGGCATTTGTTCACAATAAAAGGCGGATATTTTTGCTCCGCCTCTGTATCATCCTTGACAATATTCTTTTTGGATTGGTTGATGCTGTACAGGTAATCCTTGAGTTCCGCCATTGAAGTGTTTGTAAAATGATAAAATGTTTCCCGATATAATAAACAGGTTAGTCAGAACCAACTGAAGCATGATAAGACTTCTGATGATGGCAATCTTATCTGCTTCCTTCTCGTCTCTTCCCTCTTTCTGACCAAGTGCTTTCGCCCATAGTCTCCACATTAGAACTTAGCGTTCACACCCATGACTTTGGCATTGGGGTTACGAGCAAGGGCAACCTCACGTGCTTCCTGATAGTTACGAGCATAGACTTCCTCGGTGAAGACCTTGCCAGCAACGTAGAGTTTGACTTCACACTTCATAGTTCATAAGGACCAGTTCAGCCCTGCTTGCTTGATCTGTATTATAGGACCCTACGGATCTCATGGTGTAAGTGTGTGCAAATTCTGCTACTGTCCACCCTTGGAATCTCTCTTGGACCAGTTGAGACGAATTGTAAGATACGAGGTGAGGAGCGATGTAGCGATCGCAGTCGCTAGCAAAAGCATCATGGGAGAAGCATTTGTGCATACTACCTCGCCTTCCGTATAGGTTAGATTTAATATCGTAAGGGGGGTCTGAGTAGATGAATACTCGTTTTGAGTCCGAGAATAACTGTTCATAATGTACGTTGGTAAACTTCCATGATTGAATCATCTCCGAATAGTATGGCAGTCTTTCGATACCAGCAAAAGAGAAGTTGCTATCCGACGCCATTTTAGAGAATGAACTACTCTCTGTCAAACCAGAGAAACTACACTTATTAGCAATATAAAAAGAAACGGCACGATGAACTGTCTCGCTCTCTTTGGGATCCTTTGCCAAGTAATCTTTAGCTTCCAGAAAAAGTTGCTTAGCGGAAGCGGGGTCAGGGTGCCTTTGTTTAAGTTGGAGTAGGATGTTCTTAACTTCAT